CGCCGATAGCAGCGGTGTTTCGTTGCCAAGTATGGGCCAGGGTTTCGCCGAGGTCGTCCGTACTTGCCCAAAGGCTTCCATCTTCATCGATATTGATATGGTAGTCGTTAAACTTCTGGTCATACCGCCCCGCCGTCCAGTGCAGGTATACCTTTACATCCCGCTGCATGTCCCGGGCTTCCGCCCAGAGCTGCTGTCGTGCAGCTTCAGCCATCGTCTGGATGTCTTTCAGCGTTACTCTTTTCATTTTCCTCTTTTACCTCCTTCTGCCAAGGGTCCGGTACTCCATCACCATCAGCGTCAATCAGGGATTTCCCTATGAAGCCGATAGCGGCCACGAACGCCATGCTGGTGATGGTCTGGATCAGCATATTCAGGGCCGGCAGGTCCACCTGCCCTTTGGCCCACCACAGCCACCCCCATCCAGCTAAATAAAGTAGGACGCTCCCGATGATGAGGAGCATGATGGTGATGACAAGGGCCCGCGGCAGGCCCTTTACTTTCATCCTTCCCATGGAGCCTAAAAGGTCTAGCAGCGTTTTCTGCAGCCGCTTCATTTGCGGACCTCTTCTGCCATGTGGAGCACCTCGTCATGCTTGGCTGCCATGACCCCGTTTTCAGCTAGCTTCTCATACACGCCGTACATCTCCTCAAAAACCTGCTTTTCTTCGACCGTTGGTGCGATGACCTGAAAGCGGGCGTACATATCATTCAGCGAAGCCCGCAGGATGAGCTGCATCCCTTTGCGGATTGCCCTCAGTCCTGTAACGTATGCCACGACGTAGCCGATAAGTCCGCCCACGGCAAGGCTAATAACTGTGCTTAATCCCTCGATAATGATGTCGTTCACGTTGTAATCTCCTTTAGAGTTTCATGATAAAGGCGAGGACGTAGTACGGAGGAAGGACGGAAATTGGCTGTTCGAACTTTACGTTGCCACCTCCGATATACATATCAAACAAACACGTGGCTCCATACTCCGGATAAGTCTGTGAATTCCATGGCACACTTTCCCACTCCCCGCCTGTACGTTTTTTGTTCAGCGAGACAACAGTTCTTTGCGGAAGATTATCATTCGTTAATGTAACGGTTTTATTTCCGCCCGTGCTTCCTTCATTCGTGCCGTCCCCGCCGTAGATAAAGCGGTTTCGCAAGTCCGGTGTTCCGTTCGTCCCGTCGCACAAGTGCCACTCCTTGTCAACTAGCCCCGTGTTTTTATTTACCGGGTAGCCGTCTTTAAACGTCCCCGAAAATGCTGTTACAGTTCCGGGTAATACTCCCCCGATTTTGTAACTACGAATTTACAAGTTCCGTCAGTGATTGGTGCCATGTGTTATACCTCCCTTGTGACTACGTGCAATTCACATTCTCCAAAATAAATACAGCCGTAGAGAATCGTTTCTCCGGCCTTCACCCAGATAGGGCCGGGGCAAATATCTCTTGCGCCGTTGCCGTTCACTCTGGACTCTTTGGCTCTGGTATCATTAATTCTTATAAATGCCGAACCCGTTCCACTTTTAGGACCCGAACAATACATACTGTACCATCCAGATTCTTTCGCTGTATATGTAAAATTGTTCCACGTGGAATCATTGGAAATCTTATTGTCAGCTACAACTTTAAATTGTGTCCCATTGACAGCTACATCGCCGCTGTTAAGCAGGTCGGTAATCGCCTGTTTGATTAATGCGTTAACCTTGTCTGTTGTTGGCAGTGCTTCCAGCCGCTTCTCCATGTCAACCATGGACAGCGTGTTCCCCGTCATGGTTCCGTCAGTAAATGTATTCATTTATTCTCCTTTATGCGTAGCAGATAAATGCTCGCACGGTATAGGTCAGCGGGGTTACAGTGGTAGAGTTGCCGTAGATGGCGGACGAACGGGAAGCATCGAACAATGCCGTGCCGTCAGTTTGACCGCCAACCGCAGTATTACCTACCTTGGGTCCACCATTATAAAATGCACCTTCGCATTGATAAGTTTCGCCCGTCCCAACTCTACCCGTGATGTTCGGTAATCCCGCATCTACCATCTGCCCCGGCGTGGCGTCGGCTCTCAGATACCGTCCGTTAAGGTTCGGCAACGTCGCCGTCCCCAAATAATCCACCAGCCGTTTATATTTATCCCCGTCAATCGTCCGCCCGTCCAACGGCAAAAGGTATTCATGTTCTCCCGTCTTTGTCGCTGGTTTGTAGACAATATCACCTATACTGTGCTTGCTCAGTGTATCGTTGATATAAAATGTTACAGTTCCGTCATTAATTACCCCCCCATGTTACTCTTGATAGTCGCCCAGTCCGGTTCTGTGCTTCCCGTCGTACCTGCTTGCGTGACGACAATCACACAGCCCGGTGGAAGGGATGGAGAGGTCAGTACGTCGCCGACCTTGTAAGCTGTGTTGCGCTTAATCTGGTACGGAACACCTGCTTCCGTCTTGGTGGCGTACTCGTTTTCCGCTTCGGTGCTGTTCAGCTTCTTGGCTAATTCCGCCGTCACGGTGGATGCAAAGTTGGAATCGTTGCCCAGAGCCTTTGCCAGTTCGTTCAGTGTGTTGAGCTGGTCGGGAGCGCCGTTGACAAGGGCGGAGATGGATTTCGCAACAAATTCAGTGTTTGCAATGGCCTTGGAGCTGTTGCCCTCGTTAGCTGTGGGGACAGAGGTTTCACCCGTGACAGTAAGGGCCTTCGTGGTGACCTCGGTGGCAAGGGCTTCCTTCATCGTGGTGACCTCGGTGGCAAGGGCTTCCGTTTCCTTCTTCGTCACATAGGTATCAGCAATGGAGTCAATCAAGGATTTGTTTTGCGCCAAGTACTGAATCCACTGCTTCTCGGTGCCGACGAATCCATTCTTAAGTGCAATCTCGTAGGCACTCAAACCATTCACACCGTTAAGTCCGTCTTGACCGTTGGCACCGTCCCTTCCCCGTTCACCTTCAGGCCCTTGTGGTCCCTGTGGTCCTGCCACACCTTGGGGGCCTCGTTCGCCCGTATCGCCCTTGTCACCTTTAGGACCTTGTGGTCCCATTGGTCCCTGTTGACCTTCGTCACCCTTTGGACCTTGTTCGCCCTTGAGTGACTTAAGCCATTCCTCTTCACTGCCGCTAAAGCCATTCTTTACGGCAACGCTGTATGCATCCTTGCCCTCGGGCCCACGGGGACCTAAAACCCCTTCCCCCGTCGTGGGGACGCCAAGCTTTTCAGCCATTACACTACCTCCCTTGTTACATCTCCGACAACCTTACAAGTAAACGGGCCAAGCGTCGTTACCCTGCCGTCCTTTCTACACTCAATATCCCAAACGTAATTCCCCGGCTTGAGTTCCGCCGTGTCCTTGTGTTCAAAAGTGAACGCTTTTGTTTCTGCATCATATGGGACCTGCAAGGCATATTCGTTGGACTCAAGTCGCTTCCTGATGGAAAGAACCATATCAGGGGCCTCTACTTCCTCTCCTTGGCTGTTCACGATGGAAACCGTAAGGGTACCAGAGTCACCACGGATCATGGTCAGGAGTTTACTTTTTTGGTCAAACTTCATATTCCTGCTCCTTTCGTATCATGAGGGCCGACATCCGTCGGCCCGTATCTTACTCTAGTCTATCATTGATTCTTCCTGATTTTCTGCCGCATTTTCTGACGCTGTGCCTTGAACGGGTCTTTTGGCTCCTTCTTTGGTTTCGGCATCTTACGGTCAAGGATGATAGCCCTAATGAGTTCACCCACGTCCCGTTCTGACTCCTTGGACTCAAAGTATTGCAATGCCACGCTTGCCCCGTCAATCAGCACGTCAGGCATACCAAGGAATCCTATAAGCTTTCCCGTATCACGGAGGAGGTCGGAACGTTGCTTATTTCCCTGCCACCAATCAACCCCCGTGGATACACCCTTTACAAGGCGGTTCAGGAGGTCAAAGGCGCTTGTCGCCCGCACGTTCTGCTTATATTTGGCCTTGGGGTCAAGGACCATGCTAATGAATGCCCTGGACAGGTCACGGACCACGGGAACTGTTGCCGTCGTAGCTTCAAGGACCGTTTGCGCATATTTTTCTGCAAACCCTTCCTTGTCGTCGTCACTGCCACCAATGGATTCCATAGCCGTACGGATAGCCGTATCAACCATTGCGCCGCCCATGATGGTCAGGAGGAAATAATGCCCCATCGGGATGATGGCCTCTTTCTTGAGCCACCACAGTTTAGTGGTTCTGCCGTACTTCTTGAGTGCAGCATTTTTCGCTGCATAGTACTTGTTAGCCATGAGGTTGTAGAGGGCATTCTGGAAGGTGTAGAACATTGTGAGGGCCTTTGCCATTTCACCACCCTTCTGGGCAGGGGAAAGATCCTTGATGTCACCGCTCCCAATTACCTTGATAACGGCCCTATCACCTTCTGCAATGGCAGCTTCCTGCGCTTTCTCAACGGCAAAACCTTCCTGCAGTTTTTCGTTTAAGACACGCTTGTAGGCAGCAAGCCACAGCGGGTATGCGAACATATTATCAGTTGCCCCGATCAGCTTGAATCCATTCTTTTGAATCGTGTCCATCATCTTGGCGGGACCAGGTTCAAGTTTCGCCGTCGTGATCGCTTCACGGATGTTGGCATCAAGGTGTTCGCTCCGTTCAGCCATGAAAGGGCTCATCCCGTTGACAAGACCCACACTCTTTCGTGGCGCCTGCCAGAAGTCGCCCATAGCATGGACAAATTCCCCTGCTCCCATATAGGTCATAGCTACGGGGATGTTTGTGAAGTTCAGGAGCATCGTGGAAACACGGTAGGCAAGGATGGCTGTTGTGGTCCTAGTTCTCATGCTCCGCATCATCATCCCGAGGGGGTCCCTGTCAGGCTTTGGCGGGGCCCAGATGTCAGCAGCCCAATTCTGCAGCGTTTTATAAGCCTGCATGCCCATAAGGTCCTTCACCGTTGCCGCAAACTTCTTATTATTGATGATACGGGACACGTCAAGGGCCGTTTCCCTAAACGCCACATAATGGAGCATTTCCCCGCCCTTGCGGCTGATGGTGTCGAACGTGAGGGCAAGGGGGCGCCCCGTAACACGATCGGCACGGGCCTTTGTGAACCCTTTACCTTGCCCCATGCGCTTGGTCCCGGGTGCCATGCTGTTCAGGGCGTCCTGCGTTTCCATGTCAGCCGCCGCAACGGACTGTTCGACATCGTACACGATAGGAAAATAGCCACCCTTAAGTTCATACTGGCTCCCATCCCTTGTCGTCACTTTGACCTTGATTGTGCGGTCCTTCTTCAAGGGAATCCCCGTCGTCCGTTCCATGATGTCTGATTCCTCGTCAAAGTGTTCACCCATCAGGTCCCAGATTTTTTCGACCGTTTCAAGGTCCTTCCTGTCAAGCTGTGCAAGGGCTTTGTAAAGCTCCCGTTCCACCCTGTCACGACGGGCGAAAATATCGGCTTCCTCACGGACCTCACGAAGCACACTAGGTTCATCGTCGGACAATTTTTCATTGTCAAGGATACGCCTATAGGATTTTTCTGTTCCGCAATAGAGCGCAAGAACCATCAATTCTTCCTTGGTCACAAGCCGTTCACCGAACTTATATACCCGCTTGTTGCGCATGTCACTAAATCCCCTAGACGTGTAAGAGCTGAAAATGGAATCAAGTTTCCTTGCAAACTCGGCGTTCAGGACGATTTCCTTGTTCGCTGCTTTCTGCACGCTGTCATACAGCCATTTTGTTGCTCGTCCTGTCTTGCCATGGCCCAATGCATCGGCGTACCCGTCCATGCGTTGCATGATCGTGGCAGGCGTGACGAGTGTCCCAAAGGCGTTCCCGAAGAACTCGGCCGCATTGCGCACCTGCCTAACGACCTTGTCGGGGATCGTATTCCTGTCCACAGGTGTCTTTTTGAGTTCAGGAACCACGTCCATATGCTCACAAAGTTCGTCGACAACATCCTTGAGTTTTGCCCCATCATTCACGACGTAGAGATTATCACGGCGTGCGGACATCTTATACAAGGAGTCCATGAGTGTCGTGGCCTTGTCGAACTCATCTTGCGTCAAGCTGTCAATGCCCACCTTGCCTTGTGCCGCTGACAACTGGATAAGCCATTGCGGCACGTCAACGGCAGGCTTTTCATCGAGGCCCCCGTCATCAAGGAGTTCGGCGAACGCTTGGGCAAGGGGCTTCACACCTTCGCCAGGCTCAACGGCATCCCTTTTCTTGATTCCCAGGACAAACGCTATATGTTCATACCAGTAACGGGCTTGAATGGGCATCCTGTGCGTACCCTTTTGGATGCGGGCAAGATTGTCCTTGACTTCCTCAACCGTCTTGAGCGTTGCTTCCTTGATGGCGCCAACCTCGGTTACCATGGCGGCATACATCAATTGTTCCGCTTTGGCATCCTTGGCGCCTTCCCAGTTCTCATCTGCCATCAGCTTGTAGACTTCATTTTGCTTCTGGCCCAATTTTCTGGTCCACAAGGCGACGTTAGAAGACTGCCTGAGAGGAAGCCCCGCAAGGGCGTTGCGTGCTGCTTCACGGCGTTCTGCAATGCTTCCAAGCACAAGGTCCCGTACAATCTTCATCCCCGTTTTCTGGCGTTCCGTTGCCTTGGGTCCCTCGACTGCTTCAATAGCCGTTGCAGCAATGGCCTGATATTCAAGCTCATGGAGCATCTCTTGGTATTTGGACTTCTTGATGGCTTCACTTGCCATTTCCTCAATGGCCTTGGGATCCATCCGGTCCGCATAGAGGTCCTTCTTGAACTTTTCTACTTCCGTAGCAAGGGCCGCATCAAGGGATCCGCCTGCCTCCTTCACTGCCGCTTCATATTCGTCCGGCGTGAAGTTATAGTACTGCAATACGCTTAGGTCCCCGCCTGCCGCCTTGATGGCATCATGGGCCTGCCACAACGGGCTTGCGGCAAGATCTTCCCTCGTTGCATCCGCGAATCCCTTTACGATTTTATTTCTGTCAGTAGCGTCTTTTTCAGCGATATCGGCCATGACCTTCTGCATGACCTTGGCCTTTGCTTCCTCACGGGTAGCAGTCGCCCATTGCTTCCAGCGCTTCTTGACGTTTGCACTGGCGCTTTTATAGCCGCCCGCCCTCACAAAATCGTTAATTCCTTCCTCCTTGAGTTGGATTTCGATTTCCTCATCCGTTGCAATCATACGATCAAACACACGGGCTACGGTAGGAGAAGGCTTGCCCCCAAGAGCCTTGAAATCAGAATAAATCTTGGAAAGCCACTGTTTAAACCGGGCAAACACGCCGTTCAATGCAGCCGTCGGGGCCTTGCCACTTCTGAGGTATGCCTCAAAGCCACGGGCGAATTTTTCGTGACCTTCCTTCTGGATTTTGAACCCCTTGGTCTTCGTCCAGCTTCGAATCCGTTGATAGTCCGCCTTGAACTGTTTTGTTGCTTTCTTGTTTTTCGCCAATTTTTCCATGGTAATGAGGTACCAATGGGCAGATTCGTGGATGAACGTCGAAGCATCAGCCTTTGGAAGGAGGCTAATAAGGCGCCCGTCAACCGTCGTTGCGCCTAAGATGTCGGTTTTGACGTCTTGATAATATTTATCAATAATTTTGACCGCTTTATCATTAAAGACAACGAAACAGCGACCATCCTCTCGACCTTCATAAGTAATGCCCTTAATGCCGTACTTATTTAAAAGCTTGCTAGCGTTCTCATCATTGAAACCATTTACGAAATTAGCACCAACACTGCTAAACCCGTCGTAAATCGCTTGCCCATCAACGTCGTAATCTTTCTTGTCAAGTTCTTTGAAAAAGTCAGCGTAGTTGACTGTTCCGTCCTCATTCTGGTGTTCTGCCTTGTATTCATAGAACACATAGTTTTTGCCCAGCACGTCGCCTTCATCGTTGTAATCAAGAACCCGTTTCACAAAGTTCTCTTTTAAGTTATCATCGACGGATTTAAAAGCCTGTTCAATCCCACGCTTCACCTTTTCCGGCTGTTCAGAAAAAGGCTTTTGTTCATCCAGCAAAACATCATTTTCTGGAACTTCGACTTGATACAACTTTCCGCCAGTAAACGTGTTGACATTTTTGGCTTTTTCAAGCAAATCAGCTGCTTTTAAGAATGCTTCACTCTGTGTTTTTGCGCTTTCGATTTCGCTATTTTCCCGTCGCTTAGCATTATCACGTAATTCTTTTATAGCCGCCTTTTTGTCACCTTCACTGGCTATAAGCTGGTTTAAGGCATAGCTAAGAGGGCTTCCGTACTCTACTTCTTTATTGTTTTCTACAAAATCCCCCTCTTCATTTTGGGTATAATGCTTGTCATCAATATTGATCGACAACCCCTTATACCCAAATACAGATTTATACGCTTCGGAGATTTTTTTGTTCTTCGCAAAGTACAGGCCCCACCCGTGAGCCTGATTTCCTTCCCCTGCACCAATTTTTCCAAGGTCGAAGGAATCGAAGTCAAAAGGACTGCCATGCCACTTGGTTATGTCCTTCCCCTGCCGTTTTAGCGTTCGGGTCAATGGTCAGCATCCTAGCCACCTGAAGGGGGGTGCCTTCTAAAGCCCCCTGTTCCGCCATTTCGTGTGCCAACCTTGCACACATCCGAGCGAAGATGATGGCACTCTGTCTTGCAGATTTCTGTACTTCTTTATTGCCCTGCATCAGTACTTCGTAAGTACTACGATAGACAGCGTACGTATCCTTGTCCATGCCCCTTGTTGCTTCCGTTTCCGTCATATCGACATCCTGCAGCGCATCATCCACACGGTTAAGGAGTTCAATTCCATCAGAAATGGCATCAAGTTTCTTCTTGTTTTCTGCGTGCATGGCTTCAATATTGGCCATTTCTTCGTCCGTGAGTTTGTCGGCATAGAGCTTCCATTCAACAGCACTGCCAGGGAGGTCAAAAGGAATCATATTCGTGTCATTCGTCAGCGTCGCATAAGCAAGATCAACGTATTGCCACTTTCGGAGGCTTTCCTTGCCAAATGCCTTCTTCCATTGTTCCGTACGATAGGGGACACGGATCTGTTTTTCATAGTCGTTCAAGATAGTCGGATCGTCGTTCGGCATGAGCATCCCACCAGAAGGGTTTTTGTTCGCCCGTTCGATGTTCTCGATCTCAGGTTCTATCATTGCATCCCATTGGGCCTTAAGTTCCTTCCTGCGCCGGACAATTTCCTTATGGACGTCCGTTGGGTTTGCGGCAATGATTTCGGAAGCAAGGGCACGGGCCTCCGTGTCGTCGGCCTTGAAGTGGCTGTCAACGATATTATCAATGACGCCCGCCAGCTGCTTGTCATCCCGTTCGGACAGTTCGACAATGGTCCGCTGAATCCGTTCCGTCGTTTCCTTGATGCGGGCGGGACTGTTGTGCCTGGGATCGCTTGTCGTAAGGTCAATGGCCTTATCAGCAAGGTTGGACGGGAGTGCCACTTGACAATACACCTCGGTCGGTACTTCAAGGTCGGCGTTCGTATCCTTGATGTTCTGCAATTCATCAGCCGTGTATCCTGCTTCCTTGCCCAAATCATTGAGGAGCTGTTCGCCACCTTCTTCCTTGAGCAGCATCTCCGTATCCACATAGACCTTTTCCATGCCGGAATCCTTCACGGCCTCCTTGACGGTTTCCTTGTAAAGCTCAGGGTCCTTCTTAAACAGATTATTTGTTTTAATATCTTCTTTTAAGGCGTTTAACGTGGAAAAAGTGAAAGCATTGGACACTTTTTCCATGTTAAGGTCACTATTGAGCCTTGCAATTCCTGCCAATTTCCTGACGCTTACAAAGTTTGAAGCAACGTCGCCGATGGCCACCATTCCCAACACGGATGGGGCCGCTTCAATCATGGAAGTTCCCGCATTGCCAACGATTTCGCCCACGGTGAAGGCTTTCTCACGGCTAGACGGCCTAAGGGCAAGAAGGGTGTTGTGGAACGTGTCACCAACAGCAGATTGAAGTCCTTCCTCTACGACTTCCTCCTTCATGCGGGGAATCCAGCTCTTAAGCTGCCCCTTGAGCACGCCTTTAAGACCACCCATGATGGCATCACGGTTTCCTTTGTTTTCCTTCACGATGTCCATGATGGCACGGCGCCCGCCACCAGAGAGGGCCCCCATGATTTCATCATAGTTCCAGAACTCAATACCCGTTTCAATTCCCGTTTCAATAGCGGCTGCCACACGAGCTTCATCAGGGGTATAGAGGGGCTTCCCATTGTTTGCCTGCATGGCGCTGTATTCAAGGTATTTATCCCCTACTTGACGGTAAAACATGGAAGCAGCAGAACCCCACTTCATGACGGAGCTTCCCACCGCTTTAGCAGCTCCCATATTCTTCGTGACACCGAACGTAGCGGCCCCCGCAACAGCGCCCGCTGCTGCCCCAACCCCCATATCAAGGCCCATACCGCCTAACTGAACAGCTGTGTTCGTGAGGACGTTAAGCCCCATGGAATCGAAAAAGTTCGGGATTTTATCCTTGAGTTCCTGTAATCTGTGGTTCAGCCACACCCTGCGGTCCTGTTCCGTGTCCGTAAGGTAATCCCCACCTTCACCTTTGAAGTGGCGCCTTGCGATGTCCATGGATTCCTCTTGGATGAAAAACATTTCCTTTGCAATGCTCAAGGCTTCACCGATTCCCTGGACGCTCTTCACGTCCTTTGCGTTTTCGAGGGCAACGGCAAACGTTGCGGCATCGGCGCTTGCAAGGATTGGATAATGCTCGTTCAGGTATTTCCCGAACGCCACGGGATCGTTGCGGTCAATGTCAGGGGCAACACGATCATCCATATCGTAGCCTGCAAGCATCTGGGCCGCCCGTACATAGGCTTCACGGTCGGCAAGGAAGTAGTCCGGTGACTTCCCAAACATCGTTCCCATACGCCTAGCCTGGATGTATTTATCCTCCGTGTCATAGTTGTATTGGATGTTGTTGTAGAGCATCGTGGAACGAACCGCTGCATCAAGGGTGGGTTGAATGGCCTTGCCGATAGCGTTCAAGGATTCGTTTGCCGTCGGGGCGTCGGGGTCCTGCGCCCAAAGGTACGACTGCTCCGTCACGGTCTGCGTGTCCCCGCCTGTGAAATTTTTTGCAAATTCCTTCAAGGCCCCGATGGCGGGGGCAAATCCCCCATCATCGTTGTAATCGTTCATGGCCGGGGCAAGGTAGGACTGGTCCACCATCGTGGTCACCGTGTCCGTATTGTTTTTCACCTGCTTCATGGATTCCGGCGGATCGTACGGGTCGTAGGTCCTTGCGTTGATGAAGTCATCAGTAAAGCGGCCATCGACGGCGGTAGCCTTCGCCCTGTTCGCCGCCCTATGAATCGTTCCCGCATCTGGATATATCGTTTTAGCCATTAATCTTCCTCCTCTACGTCAATGCCGCCTGCGAATTCGTCCATGTCGTCACCCGTGAAGTATGTCGGCAGATCGTGCCCTTCCTGCCACATTTCTCCCGTATCTGGGTTCCAACTGTAGCCCCCTGTGCTGTTGAAGATCTGATTTTTCTTGAGCATCTTTGCCCCGCTTGATGTACGGTAGGTCACGGGCTGTTCGCCGTCAAGAAGAGCGGCCCACATATCCCCAAAGGAAGGATTGTTCCCCGCTTCTTTCTCACCGCTGATGTAGTTCATCAGATATGGAAGGGCCTTGTTGAAGTCACCCGTATTGTGTCCGCTGTTTTCCCACTTTATTTTCAGCTGATTGATGACATTGCTGCCGCCAGAAAGGATGTAGCGGTTCGTGGCAAGGACCTTCTTTCCTAGGGCGCTATCAGGAGATACGTCGGACGCCGTAAGCATGGCCCTTACTTCCGTTTCGTTCATGCTTCCATCCTGCATCTGTTCGATGAACGCCGCATAGGCATCGTTTGCGGATGAACCACTTCCACTACTGCGTCCACGACGGGAAACGCCTGCAATGCTTGCGCCGTGCCCTGCCCAACCAGATACGGCCCTTACTGCATCGGCGTATATATCTGTACCCTTGTAACCGTCAGCAAGGTGGATATAGGCATTCTCATCATACACGCCGTTTGCCGCCATCTCTGCCGCTTGGTTCTGCAAGGCTTCCATGACGGTCCTGCGCTGTTGGTTCTTGATGCTTTCTGCAATGCCTCGTTCCTTCTGGTAGGCAGCAAACACCTTATCCTGTTCGGCGGGCGTAAGTTTGCGCTTTCTTGCGGGGCCTACACCGCCGCCAGAAATGGAGCTGATGGATACAATGCCCGAGATTGTCCCACCGCAAATCCTTGCAAATTCTTCTGGGGTTGCCTTCTGGTTATAGAGGGGCGTTGCCCCACCTGCGTTCCATACGGTTCCGTCATTGCCAATCATGAATGTATGGCCCTGCTTCTCGTTCGGATAGTCAATAACAACGAGGTCGCCGGGGCGCCCTTGGTACCCGTCACCCTTGTGATAGATTCCCTTTTCCCGTGCCGTATCAACAAGCACGTCAACATTGTCAATGACAGGGAACGAAGGGTCCACCTTGTGAACAGCCGTTGTTGCCCAGTGTGCACAGGTCGTACCACTGATTTCATCAAGATAAGACGGATAGCCTTCCTGTTTTGCCATCTCGGCTACCGCCATCAGGCCAAAATTCCCCGTGGAAGGTTCCTCAAGGTCCATGGTTGCGATGAACTTCCTTGCCCCCGCCATGTCGTTCCCGAACTGGGAAAACAGCTTCTTTCCCTCATCGTTGATATATGCCTGTTTCTTCTGTTGGTTGTTTGCTGCAATGAAGTTCCTGATATATTGAGGATTTACGAGAGGGGAATAGTCGTTGATAAGGTTTTCAAGCCCTTCTTGACTGTCGTCAGCAGAGGCTTGTGCCATGGCCTGTTGAATGGATTTTCCCGCCACCTCCTCGGCTTTGTCCTTGCACCATTGAAGCCCTTTCGTGCTTGCATAGTTGGCATAGATGGTTTTACGGATGTCATCCAAGCGGTCACCGACAACACCAGTTGTCTGGTACCCCCGCTGCATACTGATTTGGGCCTGTTCAATGAAATCATTGACGGTTGCATCCTTGTATTTTTCTGCTTCCTGGTATTCCTTCTTCTGATACAGTTCTGTGGTTCGCATATTGAGCTGTTCCACGTTCTTTTCAAATGCATCACGGGCGGCCTTGTAGTTCGGGAGTGTCTTCAGGATATTCCGGCGAATCTCGGACTCACCGGTCTGATATTTCTGCGTGAGGTCCTTTGCGTTCTCATTCTCAAGATGGAACAGTCCGTTTTCTGGGTTGTAGGTCAGGTTATCCACCTGTTTGCGGTATTCCGTGAGGGCCTTCGTCACGTCGGCCATCATGGAATCTTCCTTCATCTTGAGGGCAACCCCCACTGCGCCCTGGAGGGCCTTGAGCCCTCCAGTTTCAGCGCCGTAAGCCCTTGTATCCGTGACGGGATTCACGCCGCCGCTAATTGTGTTAAGCCCTACCGTCGGTTCAAAGTGAGAGAGCTTCACGGCATCCACTTCCTTCCTGGTTTGAACTTCCTAGCAAACGGGGAGCCGCTTCCCTGCCCTGTAAGGAAAGAGCCATCAGTATAGTCGCCCATTCCCATTTGGCCAAAGCGGTTACTGGGGGAATAATGGGGCATCCCGTCCGTGCCGTTGTAGATGGTCCCTCCGTCACTTTTGGCCTTCGAACTGCCGCCCCTTCCTGCCTGCATACCATAGATGGAAGCAGCGCCACCAAGGATGGTGGAGAACATAGCGGCCTTGCGTTGTGCAGCGATGTTCCGTCTTGCGGCCCTTGCCCCTGCCGCTTGGTTCTCAAAGTTCACCGTGTCGGCATAGTTGCTCCATGCGTCATTGCGTTGGTTCTTCAAAAGGTTCATGGAATCCTGCATATAGGCATTGCCAGAACTTGCAAGGATGTCAAGCCCGCTTCCGATACCCGTGAAACCTGCCGCCCCTTGTTCGGCTGCAATCTGGCCACGGACAAGGCGACGTTTGTCGTCAAGCCGCTGCTGTTCTACAGCGTACTTGTCGGCAATCTGTTCGCCCTTTTTCTCCGTGATACGGGCATTCTGTTCAGCGGCAATTTCCTGCGCCTTGTAGGCCGCTTCCTGAGCCTTATACTGTTGGTTCTGCTGTCTTGCCTGCATCAGAGTCATGACACCCGTCAAGGCTTCTATCACTCCACACATCGAGTCGTTCACTCCTTTCTATCACAAAGGGAAGGAAAATCCCATTCACGATCCGTACAGGGTCCTTAAAGGTTGCCCCCATGCGGCGAATCCATAGGAGGGCCGCCTTGTTCTCCTTATTGATGAAATTCCCCAACCTCCCGTACTTCGCCGTGAAATAGGAGAGGATGGAAGGGGCGTAGCGGACAAAGTCCCGCCGATGATGGTCAAGGTCCTCGGTACCGAGGCACCAGACACAAGTGGCCTTGTCGCCGTCAGGATAATTAAATCCTTCCGATACGCCTGTAACGGCAAGGAGGACATGGCCCTTCCAGACACCGTATACTTCCTTGGAATGCCAGATGGAAGCAAATACATAGGCAAGGCACTTCATTCCAAGGCGGTCCGCTTCCCTTGCGTCCGCTTCCCTCAAGTTGTAGTACAGCCGTTTGGCTGTTTCAAGATACTCGGAAGGGCGCAAGGCCCTGATTCTTATGCTGTTAACCACCAAAGGACACCACCCTTACGATACTGGAGAGTTCAAACGGATATGGTTCATCGTGCTTGATGTAGACACGTCCCAAACGTTCGTAGCCGCCCTCAGTCTGGTTCGGCATCGTGGCCTTGAGCTGACCAGAGTAAAGGGCCTTGCCGCCATACGGGATGGGGTCCGTGAAGCGGGAGGAGTTTCCAATCTCACCACCCTGCGAATGGGAGAGATTGAGAATAACTTCATCAACTTTCTTGAAACGCCCCTGTTGTGTCCCATTGCTTGTAGGTAGTTCGATATTGGGGACCTCGATTTCGCTCGTGTACGGGAGTCCTACGATAACATGTGAGACGTTTTTAGGAAGCGGCCCTATCGTTCCATCATCTGATACGGGGACGTCCCTGAAATGCATCCCATCACCAAGCACGTCAACCTTGCTTCCTGCGTAAAGTTCAAACCCCGAGAACTCGTTTGTCCGGTCCCCCACTTCAAACTGATAAGCCGTATCAAGCATGATGTAGTCATCAGCAGCATCCGTTTCTGGGAGGTCCGTGAAGTATTCAATCGTCCTTACTTCCTTGCCGCCAAGGTTCCGTTTCACCACGGCACAAACAATATCCTTGCTACCGATTGTAACAGTTTCTACATCCTCAAATTTCCCCGCCGTATCGGCCTGTGACCACGCAAATACCTTCTGGTCTGCGATGTAGGTCAGGCAGTTCAACGTTCCGTTTTCTGTAACAAAGAAGCACATGGAATTGGGGTCCTGTTGATAGCAGTCTCCGACAATCGGATTATCCTGCGTTAGGTGCTTGGCAAGGATGGTTAAATCCGTGCCGTCGTAATTGTCCGTGTCGAACGTGTACGCAAAGTCCCGAACCGTCTTCCCCCTGCGCTGTATATAGACGACACGCCCGCCGATGCCAAGGGGCGGCACGTCCTCACAACCACGGGTGGACTGTGATTTAGGTGTGCATTTTGTCGGCGTCACGGTTTCGTTGCCTTGGATGATCCATTCGTTTCCGTCCGTGAACAGGATTAAATCAGAATTGGTAAAGATATGCTTGATTTCAAATTCCTTGCGATTCACAAGGGAGAGCATGATGGCGCTATCATCCGTAACAGTTCCTGCTGCTTTCTCAGTGGAAAAATTGTAGTAGTCCCCCGTCCTGCTCATCCAAACGGCGTAGGGGTACCGCTTGGAGCTTGCCAGAACAAGGCGGTCCTGAAAGAATCCTACGCATCTCGGATACCCAAATTGTGGCGACCATACGGAAAACGCATAGTCCTTCGTCGCTTCCGTCATGCCGAACGACTTGATGACCTTTCCAGTTACGTCCGTGTCAGAATTATATTTCGTAATCTGAGCATACCCTTCATGGGTATATGGTTCCCTCGTAAGGTCCACCGTAACCGTACCCGCATTGACGTCCGTCACAATACGCATATAGGTGTACTCGTCAACGGTTCCAGACTCGGACGCATTGAAATCCCCGTTGCCGTCAGCATAGCGGGATGTATAACGTCTGTACTGACGCCACAAGGCCCCATCCTTGGAATATTGGATAGAAACGGCCCCGCCCCACTTGCCGTGGGTAATGACCTTCCACGCCTTGCCTACAAGCGTGAAGTTGCTCGTATTGCTGCCCGTAGACGTAAGGGTAATTGTTTCTGAACCAACATCATGCCATAGTTTGATACATCCTCCGACCATGTTCTTATTAAACATATTTTTTGTTGTTGATGTGATATGTGTCGTGCCTGTTTTTGAACTTGAGGCAATGCCCTCCGTCGCTACTGTGATTCCCCCTGCACGCTCAGTATTGATTTGCACTCTTACGTATGGGGTTCCTGCTTGATGATAGGTTCCATTTGAATCATAGTACCCACCTGGTTGTCCATCAGAAGATAGGTCTTTGCCGTCAGTATGATTGTGATAATAATTAAAATCAAGATGTTCCCCATCATGGTAAGTACTAGATCCCCCACTAGCTTGTCCTCCAGGGCCTCCAGCTACTGACTCCGTAAAAAACGTTGCACTACTACCATTACCTCCTTTCGTAACACCATTTGAAGTACCGGAATAAGCTTGAGGACTACCATTCTGTCCAATCTTCCCATTATAAGTTGTACCTTCCATCAAGTAGAGTGTAATAACCTTTTTCTCTCCCCTGCCGCCTCTGGCATATTCTTTATAGAAACTGCCTTTCTTCAAGTAATACCACGCTCCAGCCCCACCGCCACCTGCAAGGGTGATGGTGTATTCACCGCTAATGGGAGGCGTGAAGGTGTAGTTCCCGGCTGTCGTAAATGTCATATCCACACGGACAGGCTTCGTTTCTTCCGGCGTTTGGGCCGCTGTTCCAGAGCTTGTGGCAAGGATGTCAAAATACGGGTTCGTCAGGTCCATTTCCTTCATGCGCCAATCCATTTCGTTGAAGCGTTGTAGCAGCTGTACATTTCGAACGCCTGACGCAATAAAGAGCGTGTCCCCACTTTGCGTAAAACGCAATTTCCTCAGCTCCTTCTCCTCAAAGGGGCTTGCCACCTCAACCCCAAGATAGACGTTATCCTTGAATACCCTGATGTACTTATGCCCAAATTCTAGAAGGTAGCTGATGGAGGTCGAGAAGTTAAATTCCACAAGGATGGCTTTCTTGTCGGGGTACTTGCATTGCGCCATGAACCGCATCCCGGGCCGGCGGTAGACGGAACCATAGGGGCGGACAAACACGTTCCTTCCTTTGAGAAGCGCATAACGATATTTCTCAAGGTCCGTACGGTTTGCCACGTCGGGGCTGATCACCCCCGCATTGAAGGAAGGTTGAAGGTCGTAGTACTGTTCTTTCTGGCTCATGTCTAAAACCTCCCGTCAAAGTAGCGTGTCGGCCAGTGTGGCTCCCTCTTCCGTTCCCGTTCGTTCCTGAACGCTTCCTGCTGCAGACTCATGTTGTAGTACTGCATCTCGGTCTGCGCCTTGCTTTCGCTGCCTGTGAGGGCCTGTGCCATGCCGTACGCCAGATAGTGGCTCAGGGCTTCAATGAACCCGTCAGTAAATAGCGTAGTGTCCTCTACGTCCTCAATTAAATCCACATATGGTTCCTCAAATTCTTCGTTCGTACAAAGGGCCCTACCACCGTCAGGGCCTTGCTGGAGGTAGAAGGAGTTGCGGTAATCCATCTTCCTTTCAGCATCTTCCTTTTCATAGACACGGACCAATTCAAGGGCCGTATCAGGGTATTCATAAATGGCTTTATAGCCAGGGATTTCAACATCAAGTTTTTTTAGCGGCTGCGTTTTGAGGGCAAACCCCCAAGTCGTTGCCGTCAACGCCATCCTGCGATAGCGATCGTAATGGAGCTTGCAAGTCCGGGCAAGCTCGGAACGCTCGTCCAAACTCTCAATGCTTCCCTTGCCAAGGTAATTAAGCGCAAGGTTGCAGATGTCCACATCCGTAATGTATCCATACATTTTGATTCACCTCCTAGAGGTATAAATATTAGAGGGCTGTAGGCCAGCCCTCTAATATTGTCAGTCGTTCGGGAATTTCTGGGGAATTTCGTTCGGCACGTTCTGCGTCAGCCCTGCCGTAACCTTACCCGTAACGGTTCCCGTCAGCTTGACCTTGAGGTAGCGGCCCAGACCAAAGGGAACCTTTGCCTTGATGGCAAGGCCCTTTGCATTCTGAGCGCTTTGGAAGGTCCCAAGTTCAACGGGTTCCGTGAAGTCCTTATCCTTTGCGGTTGTGATGTCAGCCTTGAGCTGGCCTTCACCACCTGCGATGATGACCGCAAGAAACAGCGGGTCAACAGCATCGCCGCCACCAAGGTTCTCAATCACAGCGGATTCCTTGCCGCTTGCGAGCTCTGCACCGTCCACAGCGTCAAAGAACATGGTTTCATTATCAAAAATCATGGTATCCCTCCTTATTTCAAGCCTGCTTCATCCTCGGCCATGCAATCAAGCTTCTTGACAGCAATGCCGGATAGCCGGATAATCGGACGTTCTGCCTGTCTGTCGTCACGGGTGACGTGGACAATGTTCTTATCAAGGAGCATGGTTTCAAGAGCACTGTAAAGCGTGTCAGGGACGTAGAGGACAGGGGCCTTCGGATTCATCAGGCGGTTCTTTGCATAAATCAGCTTGTCAAGGAGCAGACGGCGGGCATCGCTGTCAAGTGTCGGGAGCGTTGCCGTTTCAATGTTGCGGACCATCGCAATGGAGCGGTAGTTTTCAACGGCAAGGCCAACCTTCCAGTTAAACAACGTCTGGACGGCACGGAAGGCATTGCCGTTTGCGTCGTAGGCGTCCCCTTCACCGAGGTCCTGCATGTTCACACCTGCGGCGGTGTTCTTGGGGTAAATTCCGTTGACTTTGCGAGGACCCCAGTCGACAAAGACAGCAGAGCAATATTTATTGCCACTTGCGGCCTTTGCGGCGGCATTAATCATTTGTGCACCAGGTTCACCACGGACAGTGGAAAATTCCTTGTAGCGGGCAAAAATGCCGTTGAAGGTTTCAGCATATTCAGGGTTCGCAAGGTCGCCGTACATCAGGACCTTGGCAACAAACTGGCCCATCCCTTCAATGTGGGCGTCATCTTCCTGCTTGCGAAACTCCTGAACGTTCGGTTTGCCCTTAAGGGCTTCAACGTCGATACAAGAACGGTCTTCAAGGTTCATGCATACGTCAATGATTTGACGTGCAGAGCTCTTCGTTGCCGCCGTCCCACGGTTCAGGCGACGGATAGAAGGAGTCGGGAGGGATGTCCGTACGGTCGTCTTGTTTCCAATCGGGAGGTCCCCTTCAATAAAAGTAGCATCTTCAAGGATGGGGTTGGACTGCGCCAGAACTTCAATGATCGGCGCAAATTGGGTGCCATCTCCGGTCAAGCGTTTGGAGAGGTCGAGGAGGGTGTAGAGCCCAGTTGCCATAATATCAACTTCCTTTCTTTATTGACCTGCCACGATGGCAGATACAAGCGTCATTCATACCGCTTAAAATCGGTATTAGGATAGAGGGCCTGATAGCCCGTTGCTTCCATGTTAGAGCGGTTTGACAGCGTGCCGCCTTGGTCCTCACTGACCATTTCGCCAATGCGGGCAAAAAGCTTCACAATCGGGAGGCGGTTGCCCAACCCGTTCTCGTTAAGGATAGATCGGAGTTCAGGAATCTCCCTTTCCAGGCGTTCAATCCCTGCCCCTGCAAGGGAAACAGTCTTTTCAAAGTTCGCCCCCAGTTCAGTCCTTGTTTGCGTTGCCCAGTCCTTTGACTGCTGCAGCGCCTGCGCTTCCTGCGCCGCCTGAATCTGGCCGATAAAGTCAAATCCGAACTTCGCCATGGTGTTCGCCTGCTCATTCGTGAGGTTCATCTCACGGCAGACATTGCCAAAGCCCTGCGCCGTCGTTTCATCTAGGCTATAGCCTTCTGGCAAGGAGCCCGTGAAGTCATAGGCTTCCGGAGCCTTTTCCGGTGTCGGTACCGGTTCAGCGGGCGGCGTAAGGATGGTACCCCCTTGCGGTGCCGCTTCGTCGGTTGGTGTCGGTACCGGTTCTGGTGTCGTAGTCTGTTCCGGTGCTGTGGAATCAGTGGGGACCGGATTCGTATCTTTAACCTCGTCCATCTTCGTCTGCCTCCTTCAATCTTTCAATAAATTCGTAGTACTCTTTTTCAGCAAGGAGCCGCTTTTCAAGGCCATCAGCCCCTAGGAGGTGCCCTATCTGTCTGATGATGTTGACACATACAGCTCGTTTTCCTTCATTGAAGAAGCTTGTGGAATTTCCCGTGAAGGTCGTGGAATTATAAAACGTTTCATTCATCAGACTCATCAGGAACCACCTGCCACGGGCGTCGGAGAGCATATATTCATAGGCATCCCGATTCCTGATTGCAACGGCTTCATTCGTGGCCCTTGCGTGCCAATAATCATATGAATCTTTTTCAGTAATGGATTTCTTGAACATTTTACATACCTAACCATTCCTGCAAGGCGGGGTTTCCGTCATTCGCCGCTTCCGTGGCGTTTTTAGCTGCTTGGGTAATGCCAGGAACTGCTTGCGCTGCAGCCATGGCCTGTGCTTCTTCCTGCTGCTTCTGCATGGCTGCCTGCTCTTCTTCAATCATCTTCTTGACCTCATCGGGGCTTCGACGCATATCAGCGGGGGCGCCCAAGAGGTTCATGTATTTTGCAATAGTCTTTGTCGGATCCACGACTTTCAGGGCATCAGGCCATGCCTGAGCCATCTGGAGTGTGAAGCCTACTGCCTGCTCGATATTCACGAGGCCGCTCATCTTCTGGGCCTGCGCAAGGGGCGAGATGTATTCAACCTTCACATCTTCATTGATAAGGTCCTGCAGCATTTCAGGAACGGGCGGGAACTTTCCCGCCTCGTCAAGGATTCTGTACACCCTTTCAATGATTGGTGTCAGAAACTCATCCTGGAGCTGCTCGACCACGGGGCCGATGACCTGCAGCCGTTCCTGCTGCCTTACCGTGACTTCACGGGCCGTCAGTCGACCTGCTTCAATGTTGTCGAACATCAGGAATAAGTCAGAATTGAAATGCCGCTTGATGCGGTCTTCCGTCTTCTGAATCTCTTCCGTAAGGTACTGAAGATTCCCAAACTGCGTATTGAACAAGGGCCCTACACCGCCTTGCCCATTCGTCGGCGTGATGCCGCCAGGGATCAGGTTGATGCCATGCATCATCACGTCAGTGGTGGCCTGCATCGGGGGTTTCGCCATCAGCTCAAGGAGCGTCAGGAAGTCACGCTTCATGACCTGCAAGGCCCTGCTATCGGCTTCTGCAAACCACCCCGGACCTTTTGCGTAGCAGTCATTGGCGTTGACCGTCCATCTGGCGGTAGGAGCTGGAAATTCCTCAAAGCCGCCGATATACAGATATTCATCCTGCCGTGATTCGTCAAGCCAGTAGATTGATTTGTACGGCATATTCAGGCGGTCGATTTTATTTGGGACTGCATCCGTATTTGGTTCACAAAGCCAATTGACCGTGTATTTGCGACTACTCGATTTCCCCATCTCTGCAGCAAGTCGTACCGTCTGGGGCAAGGCATCCATCCCAAAGGCATCTACTAATTGCGATAGCGTCAGCTTGTAGCGCCTTGCAATGGTATTGACCTTACCAGCGCCGTCCACGTCAATGAAGTAGCTGCCAATCGTAAGAGGAATGAAGCGGACGGCGGTCCTGGCATCCCTGAGGACAACCATTGGGCCTTGCCCAAAGGGAATCTCAAGGTATACCTTGTGTACTGCATTATAAAAATTAGACTTCGCAAGGACTGCTTGCACGATTTCCTGCCGTTGGTCCAGCACTTGAAGGGCCTCGGTCATGTCATTAAGCCGCTCATCGCTGAAAGAGAATTTAAACCACTGCCGACTCGGGGGCGTCAGGCCGCTCATGATCCCCGCCGCCATGACGTTCGCCGCCATCCACGCCACGCCCTGCGCTATCTTCGTATCCCTGCGCCTAGCGGGGTTCGTATGGTCGGCTGTATCTTCAAATTCGCCGATGTAAGGCAGCTCGAAATCTCGGATAGCTTTCCACCTTGCTTCCCAATCACGCCTAGCGGCCTTGAGGGCCTTCATGCGCATGACAAGCTTGCCACGGTCAGGAAGGCCCTTGCACTTGACAGCATCATCACCGGACTGGGGCAAGGCATTTCCTAAAATCGTGTCCATAGGCATCACCCCAGCGTTTTTTTGCCCGCCCCGCCTGCAATGGTCTCACGGTCTGCGCTAGTACGGGTACTTGCGTACCCCCGCTTCTTGCGTTGCCGTTCAAGGTCTGCAGCTACGTCAGCGATATTGGACACGTCTGCGCTTGTCGTGTCCGTCGGCGTCGGTGCAATTGGTTTGATCTCAGGTTGTTTCGGTGTCTTCGGACCTCTAAATACGCCACCACACATTTTCGCATTCCTCCCTAAAAGAAATCATAGTCAGTATTGGACATGGCCACACGCCCATTGAACAAGGGACTTGCCACGTCCTTCCGCCTCACGACGCTTTCGGCATAAGTCAACGCGAAAGCATCAGCCATATCGGGAGACCGTCCCAATAGAGCCTTGATGTCTTCCTTGCTCTTGAGCTTCAAACGCCCCGAGGGATCATAGGTGTAATAAATGTTCGCCAGCTCTTCCCTGAGCGTCGGTACATCGGGAAGGCTTGCGCCGCCTTTCTTGATGGAATCGGCAAGGCGAAAGTACATCTCGGCCCGCCGATTGCTGTATTTATTGCTGTCAATGGCCTTGCCTCCAAAGGCGACATCCATACAGCTGTGCCCAAGCTGTCTGATGCGGTCAATGACGCCCGCCCCCATGGCGCCGGAGTCGATGAATATTGCATCAGGCTTGAATCTTTCTTTTGCCTTGATGACAGCGCCCGCAAGCGTCATCGTGTCAATGGAATTGAATACGATAGGCTCCATCATGACGAGGCCACGGCGTACAGCAATGACGGACCTGTCGCCGCCAAAGCGGGCGACATCGACGCCCATGACGCAAGTGCTGCCGACCACATCCATCTCACTATATGACCGCTTGCAAGCGGCCTCGATGTCGTCGCCGCCAAGGAGCGTATTTTCTGCAGCGATTGAAAAATCACACTCCATCTCCTGGGCGTATTCGACATCTGACATGGTACGTCTCATGTCTTCAAGCTCCTTGGGCGGGAAGAGTCCGGTCTCAGACGCCTTGTATCGTACGGCGTACCAACCTTCATTGCCCTGTGCTTCCATCCACTTCTTATAGAAGCCATTTTGTCCTTTAGGAGTACCGACGAAGACCGCCCATCCCTCACGGTCAGCAAGGGCGGGGCGCAAGATCTCACTCCACATGGATTCCTTCATCTGACCATATTCGTCAAGCACGACACCGTCAAGGTACATCCCCCGGAGCGAATCAGGATTATCGGCGCCAAGGATGTAAATCCTTGCCCCTGCACTGCCAGGATGGGAAGAAGGAAGCTCCACAAAGCATTCCGAATTATTGACCTTCACACCAGGGATCACGCCCGTGTAGTACTTGATATATTCCCAGGCTATTTTTTTCGCTTGGGCAAAAAACGGGGCAATGTAAGCGTATTGCGGAGCACGCTTTGAGCATCTCACGGCCTGACGGATGACGTGATTCACCACGCCGACCGTCTTACCAAAGCGGCGGTGACAGACAAGTACGGAGAAGCGATGAGAATCAAGGGCCTTATGGATTTCATCCCGCCACAAAGGGCGGGGCGAATAAGGGATCTTAATGACCTTAGCCATCTTCATCTCCCCATACGACCTTGACGGCTACGCCGCCCGTCATTTCGTGCTTAATGGAATAAGCTCCATCCATGCGATTGAGCATATCGACGGCCCGGAAAAAGCTATCGACATCCTTCGTCGCTGCAGCTTCGTCGGCTACTTTTGCGAGTGCTAATTTCCTTCCCTTGCCCTCAAGGAGGGCACCAACAGAAGGCTTGATGACTTCGTCCTGATAGCTTGTGGACCAATGCCGATTGAGCCACTCCACTACGCCCGGCTTTGCAAGGATTTTATCCCGCACGCCAGTGGCAGTTTTTTCGGGAAATTTGTAACCTGCTTCACCCGCTATTTCCTTCAATGGACGATTCCCATTCCCTGCCGCATATAAGGCTACAAATTTAGCCTGACGGGCTGACAGCCCCAAATTCGTCCTGAGAGAAGAGAAATCTTCCAACACATCATCCAATACTGACACCTCCCGAAAAACCAGTTAAAACCAAAATACGAGGCCATGGAATCAATGGGCGTAACACCGCATCTATACCATACCATTGTACCTGTCTCTTATACACATCTGACGCTGCCG